TCCCTCTTTACATCAAACGATCAGGGCTTTGTCGTGGATGCCTACGCCACGTCGAGTCTTTGGCAAGATGACGCCGGGACAATTCCGGCGACGGCCCATGACGATCCCGTGGCTCTTTGGAAAGATACCAGCGGAAGCACGAACGGGGTGGATCACAGCACGGCGGTACTCGCCGACCGTCCGAAGTTGCAGATTGTGGGTAACCGTCGAACGATACTTTCGGACGGTATCAGTGATAAACTGACGAGCGTGACCCGAGACTTCACAGGCAAGGATGTTTTCACCGCATGTTTTGCAATCAGGTCGCTGGACACAAACGGAAACTCCAACCCTGTCTGGGTTGCCCAGGATCTTAATAACGGACTAAGGAGTATCTATGCGCCGGAAAATTCGAGTCGCCCTGTCCGGGTCCAGATTGACAACGAAAGGACAGAGTTTCTCGATGCACCCAGTCCGACATATGATCCGCCGCTTGACATGGTGATCATCGTAGAGGGCGACATACCGAGCGCCACTATTAAACTCTGGATCGACGGAACTCTGGTTGCCTCGGAAACAGGTGTCGGTTTCGTGGATGACTGGGAAACAGGAGTTAGCCGATTGTTTGGCAACGAAGGTGTGCTTGGCGACAATTATTTTGCCAAGGTAGAAATAGCGCGAGGAATGGAGATCAGTCGCGGCCTGACAGCGTCTGAATTTACAGACCTCTTAAACTGGGGACAGGCAGGTCTCGACGGTACCGTCGTGACCGACGTGTTCACCCCTGCTGATCTGTTCACGGGAAGCGAGACAGGTGTCTTCTACGATGTATCCGATCTGTCCAGCATGAACACGGAGGCAGACCAGTCCGGCAGTGTTCCCGCAGTCGGGGATGTGGTTCGGTTCATCGCGGACAAGTCAGGGAACGGAAACGACGCACAAAACACTTCCTTGTCTGCATCCCCTGTGCTGCGACAAGATGCGAACAGCAGGTATTATCTCGAATTTGACGGTATCAATGATGCACTTGTCACGCAGTCCAACGTCAATGTAAGCGGCAACAGCACGCGGGAGTACGTTGGGGCCTTCGGTTCGGGGGGTGCTGTGTTCACGCTCAACATCGGGGGCGGTGTCAGCGAGCGGTGGACCGTGCGGGCAGATAACGGCAATCTGCGTGTCGAGATCAAGGGCAGCTCGTATGTATCTGGGCTTTCATCAGACGGCGTGGTCGGTATCCGCCTTCCGGGTGGGGGCACATTGGGCGACCATGTCCTGTCCAACGGCACAACGGACCAGAACGCCTCGGGGTCAAATATCGTGAACACTGGTATCGGCCCACTCTACATTGGACGGATCAACGACAATACCTGGGGCAATGCCGAGTTCTACGGCTGCACCTTCATCGACAAGCTACTGACGGCACAACAGCGTAGTGATGCCCGTCAATACTACGCAGAAAAAAGAGGCGTTGTGCTGTGAGCGTGGCAGCGATCACCGCCCCTTCATCAACCGGTGAAGCAGCAATCGATACACTCCGGTCACGAGGCTGGAGCGTCACAGTTACAGGAGGTTACTAATGAGACTCATCATCCAAGCTCTACTCGGGTTCATCTCGACGTTAACCCAAAAGACCCCGTCTGCTCTCAACGCCAAGGGGCAGCCCGTTAAAGTCGAACGTATCAACGACATCAAGCAATGGGAAGCACTGCGCCTCAAGGCGTACAAGCCAACACCTCATGATCGCTGGACGATTGGCTACGGACACACCGCGACCGCACACCAAGGCATGGTGATCACTGAGGAGCAGGCCGAGAAGCTGCTTCGGGAGGACCTAGAGTGGGTTCGTAAGGTGATCGCTGACATGGTCAATGTACCCCTCTCACAGCGCCAGTATGACGCCCTCGCATCGTTTATCTTCAACCTCGGTGGTGCCAACTTCGCGTCCTCGACCCTTCTGAAGCGGATAAATGCTTCCGATATGGTAGGGGCAGCAGATGAGTTCCTAAAATGGAACAAACAGCGCCAGAACGGCAAGCTCGTGGTTCTCCGAGGTCTCACCCGGCGTCGGTCTCATGAACAAGATCTCTGGCTGGAAGGAACAGTCTAATGAAAAAGAAGACGTACAAACGTGAGGTGGCATTGGTGATGCTCGTCTGTTTGGCCGGTCTGTTTGGCTGGGGGGCTTATTCTCCTCAGGCCATGCAAGCGGCTGAGTTCCTGACATTCCCGATATTCACCTTCGCTGGCGGTGCATTTGCACTCGACACAGCCGTGAAGCAAGGTAAGTACGGGAAGCCCGATCTATGATGGGACTCCTAGCAACCCTGAAAAGCAAGATCGTGCAGCGCGCAGGGGCCATTTTCGTGGCCCTGAGCGTCCTCTTCGGTCTCTTCCAGTATGGGCGCAAGACCCAACGCGACGATAACCGCGTGGGAGACATGGAAGACTACATCGAAACCAAGAAGAGAATCGAAAATGTACAGAATAGCCCTGATCGCGACGCTGCTCTTGAGCGCATGCGCCGGAACGGTTGGCTCTAAGGATGCCGTATGTTCAATCCCGGCCCCACAGCTCGATCCTGAGGGTATCTCAACTGAGAACCTGATGGAACTTGATCTGTTTTCCGAGAGATTAACACGGGCATGCTCCTGAGACTCGCTGAGAGGCCGCAGGAGAGCCTGTATGGCCTCTCAGGTATGTCACCCCCCAAAAGCAACTAATACGCCTCACAGAGGCTTTCAGGAGGCCACCTATGGACAAATCCCATGCATGTAAACAATGCGGAGAACCTGCCACCAAAATGTATTGCACCACTACGTGCGGTAATAAGTGGAGATATCAGAACGACCCAGTGTCTCGAGAAAAAAGTAAGGCCGCTGCCTCTGCCTACCGTAATAAAAATAGAGACCAGTTCAATGCGTACTTCCGCCTGAAACGCTCTACCACCGTACAAAGGGTTTTGGAAGACATCTACTGGTGTGAGAAAAGGGGAGACCAAGATATGTGCGTTGACCTCGCTCACGACATAATGGATATGGCGATCGGTTTCTACTCCACGGACGCCATCGAACACTTCGTGATGGAGTATTTAGATGTCGAGTAAAATACCAAACACAGATTTTCACAAGAAGCTGCGCGGTAACTTCAAGGTGTTCTTGTGGTACGTCCATAGACACCTAGGGATGCCAGAACCGACGCGTCTACAGTATGACATGGCTGATTATATACAGTACGGACCAAAGCGGGCATGCATCCAAGCGGCTCGTGGTTTCGGTAAGAGCCATATTACGGCCTGCTACGTTGTATGGTGTCTCCTCAAAGACGCTCAGGTTAAAATCATGGTTGTATCTGCGTCTGGTAATCGTGCTGATGCCTTCTCCACCTTCGTGCAGCGTCTAATCTGGGAGATGGAAGGTCTCGAGTACCTAATTCCCGATCCAAACCAGAGACAGTCTAAGATAAACTTTGACGTGAAGCCTGCTGTGGCCGATCAGTCCCCCTCAGTGAAGTCTGTGGGGATCACCGGGCAGCTTACAGGTAGTCGAGCTGACTTGATCGTGGCCGACGACGTTGAAGTCTTAAATAACGCTTTTACGCAGACTGCACGAGACAAGTTGGCAGAAAGTATCCGAGAGTTTGATGCGATCCTCAAACCTCTCCCTACATCACGTGTTGTCTTCCTAGGGACGCCGCAGACCGAGGACAGCCTCTACACGAAATTGCCTGATCGCGGTTACGAGGTTAGGGTGTGGCCTGCGCGTATGCCTACAGAGAAGATGCGGGAGCAATACGGCGACACGTTAGCTCCTTACATTGAGAACCTCCCGTACACCGAGGGTCAACCTTGTGATCCTGAAAGGTTTGACGATGCTGACCTGATCGAGCGAGAAGCCTCGTATGGTAAGGCAGGCTTTGCTATGCAATTCCTCTTGTCTACAGCCCTGAGTGACCTCGAGCGGTTCCCGTTGAAGGTCAGAGACCTGATCGTCATGCCAATCGACCCCGAGACTGCACCCCTCAAGTTACAATGGGGTCCCCTCGAGGAACGACAGTACAAGGACCTGCCAAACGTAGCCATGCGTGGGGACCATATGTACCCTCCGATGAACGCAGGGGACATCACAGCGGAGTTCTCAGGGGCAGTGTTAGCAATCGACCCATCAGGCCGAGGAGCTGACGAGACAGGCTATGCAGTGATCAAGATGATCAATGGCTACCTCTACGTGCCAGCAGCAGGGGGTCTCACTGGGGGCTACGACAAGGACACCCTGACTGAACTCGCGCACATTGCGAAGAAGCACAAGGTGAACGAGGTGGTGGTCGAAAGCAACTTTGGTGATGGCATGTTCGTGGAACTGCTCAAGCCTGTCTTAGCCAAGATACATCGTTGCATGATCGAGGAGGTCCGAGCTACCACCCAGAAGGAACGCAGGATCATCGACAGCTTGGAACCCGTGATGAACTCCCACAAGCTCGTGATCGACCCCGAGGTGATCGAGGAGGACTATAGGACTGCCATGAAGTACGAGCAGGCTGTACGTCAATCCAAGATGCTCATGTACCAGATGACCCGTATCACTCAGACCAAAGGGTGCCTGAGACACGACGACAGGCTCGATGCGTTGGCTTTGGGTGTCCACTACTTCACCGACCAGATGGCTCGGGATGAAGAGATGGGCATCGAAGAGATCAAGCAAGATGCACTCGACTTGGAGCTTGAGAAGTACATGAGGAACGCTGTTGATCCCCTCGGGAGACGACAATCCGTTGGCGGCTCTGGTGGCTCTGAAGGAAAGACGTGGATTTCCAGCTACTTATAGGATAGGTGGAAATACCCGACACCCTAGAGAAGAAATCCCCCAAGGTTAAAACCTATAGATGCACCTAGAGTGAACCTCAGTACATAGCCTGAGGATGACCTCTAGGTGTACCTTGTGTGAATACTGATATGATTACCATTACAACCAACAACTAGAGATACACCTAGAGATTAACCTAGGGGACAAGTGCACAACATTAGGGTCTAGTGTAAGGGCAACACAGCGGTCTCCAAAACCGCAACTCGGGGTTCGACTCCTCGGACCCTTGCCAGTGGTAGCGCCAGTGGTAGCGCCAGTGGTGAACTGCAGGTGAACTCGGGGTGTACTTGGGACTATTTTTGGGTCAGATATCTCTGTAGGTAAATATACGTGTGACTTCCCCCGAGTCCCCCCATAGGGGTCCAGCGTACGCCTCAAAAAAACCGATAAGGGGCGGGGGGGTCTCCAGGAGGTGACCCCGAGGCGCAATCCCCTAGTCTGTACGGGTCTAACCGCTTGTAAATCACCGCCGAGGTGACCCCGAGGCGATCATGAGGCGATCATGAGGGGCCACTTTGGTCCTCTTGTCTGTCTTCTTTCCATCCTTTGGTCATTTGTTATACTATAACACTCAGGCGGCCCCCGAGACCACCACGCGTACACCCTCGCGAACACGAGACCACCACGCGTACACTCAAGCGCACACGCGCACGCATCCACGCGCACGCATCCACGCGGCGTACACATGGTGGGCGCACGATCGACCAGTGGATGCGTCAAAGTCATATCCGAAAACAAGAAAGAAATCACCATACGCCTCAATCTTTTTTCCAATCTTTTTCATTCATATAAATCAGGGGTTTGGGGCGATCTTGCCGACTTTTTTGATCCATCAGTGAAATTACCGCTTGCGTTATCAAAATGGGCAATGTTA